GTTCACCTACTTCAGAAGACTGACGACCTAAAAGCTTTTCAGCTTCTTGATGCATCTGTACAACTTCTTCTAGAGACTTACCTTGATACTTCTCAGGGACTGTAGGTTCTTCTGTTTGAGGTTGCTCAACTTTTTCTTGTTGAATCTCATCTACTTCGTTTTCAATGGTGTCCACGTTTTCCTCTTCAGGTTGTGGATCAATCATTGTAGCTCTTGACATAATTAAACTCCGTGATTATAATCATTGTGGAGACTTCTTTCTACCTGCTTTTTCGTGTTCTCGTACCCATTTCATGTGCTGACCGGGAAAGTCCCCAGTAGAACCGTCAAGGTGAAAAGACGGGGCAGATACCAATTTAGTAGCGTTAGCACCGCAACCGCACCTACTGGTTGTGGTACCGCTCTCTACCATTTCTTCAAAGACATGTCCGTTAGTACAACGGAAGTCATAAATTTTAAACATCAACAGGGCCTTCTTCTTCTACCTCCGCCTGATCTCTGGCAGCTTCAATAGTGGCCTGTAGATTAATTACTGTTGCAAAAGCAGCTACTTGACCTTTACGAAAGAAGAGATCTTCTACGTCTTTTACAGTCTGTATGTCTGCTAACTGTGTTGCGTTTGTGGAAAGCTCTTGCAAGAGTTGTTTGAAACCTTCGGAATTGAAGAGTTCGAAGTAGTTGTCGAAGTAGGTTTCAAGCTCAGTGTTCATAGTTTCCTCTAATGTTGTTAACTATAGTTTTATTATAGCACACTTTTATGCAGTTGTCAAGCTTTTCTTGTAGACTTCCTGCGTCTACCCGAAGCTGTTACTGCGTGTTTGATTGCTTTAGGGCCAGTCTTACGACGAGCAGAAGAAGCTTTTTCAGCTTTAGTCATCTTAGCTGCAACGGCTTTAGGACGGCAAGAGGGGTAAGGACGCTTAGACTCACCTTTCTTTGCAGACTTACGCCCACAAGGTTTACCTGTCTTTACGTCTACCCACTCCTCCTTAAACCACTTCTTAAGGGCAGCACCTTTCTTACTTTTTCTTACGGCCACTTTTATTACCCCAGTTCTTAGCGCCTACTTTACGGCACTTAGCTACAGCACCAGAGGCGTACGCAGAAGGCCAGACTTTGTATCTAGACTTTACTTTTTTAACGCAAGCGTCATTAGCTTTTTTAGGTTTACTTTTTGCTTTAGCCATTATGGACGACGCGTTCTTGATCCACGTTTTGCAGTGCTTTTTGTGCTTCGTCTAGCATTATAAGCTGCTGACCGTTTTTCTGCTTTTGTTGGGGGGTTAGGCCTTCCGGGATTTCCGGGAGAACGCACAGGACTCCGACCCGGAGATAAATTTGTTTTAACTTTTTTCTTAGGTGGACGACCTACTTTACTTCCGTATGTTCCTTTTCCCATTGGCATAGTTAGCTCCTTACTTGATAGTAGTTTTTACTGTACACCGCACTTGTCGGTTGTTGTGTTTTATAAATAGTGTTGCAGCCTCACGGTTGTTTTACCACTTTTTACAAGACCAGTACCTCGCCGTGAGCTTGCTGGGTGGGTTTGTGTCACACTTGTGACGTGCTCTAAACGACTTCCGTCGCGCAGGCTGGTCTTTTTTAATAGTCATCTTGGCGTCACCAAAACGAATAGTCTTAGTCTTGTCGCCTTCCTTAGCAACTACTACAAACTTTTTAGTCGGGTGATTAGGCGTCCGCTTTGGCTTGTTGTACCCGCTTACGCCCGCTCGTGCTAGTTTTGGGTCTTTCTTTGCCATTAAATAACTCCTCCACCTTGGTTTCCAGTTGGTCCACCTTGATTTGTAGGTCCGCTAGGAGTTGGAATGTTCCTTGAAACTCTTGGTTGACTCTCTGTAGGAGCAGTCGTAGTGCGTGGTCCGTTAGCATTATTTTTTCCTTCTATTTGTCGTTCCTTAAGGAGAGTATCAGCCACTCTCATGCGGCGTTCAAACTCTTTATCTTCTGCGTCACCTTCACGAAGGTTTCGGGTAACAGCGTTAATACGATCAATTTCAAGTTCTACAGGAACTGCTTGTGCCTCTGCTACAAGTTTCTGCGCTCTTGCTTGAGATTCTTGAGCCTGAGCAGACAGCGCAGCTGTTTGAGACTGCTGGAACTGCATTTGTGCTTGTTGTGCTGCCATCTGCATCTGTTGTGCTTGTGGATTAGGCTGCATAGCTTTTTCCATAGCTGCAAGAAGTTCTTCACGATTAGACAAGTTCATATTGTCAATAATGCTTTGAATTAATGTGTTGTACAGTGGAGAGTCTTTTTGCATGGTCTGTAGTAGTTGTACAAGCTGAGTGACTTCGTACTCCCTAGCAATAATTCCTAGTGTGCTACTTGCGTTGAACTTATAGTCCGCTACAGGGTACGACTCAGGATCAAACTGCATGTACCGATGTGCAGCCTTTTTAACAAACGGCAACAAGAAAGACTGTTGGAAGTTAATTAGTGTGCGCTTGTGGCGTTTAATAATAGCGCCAAGAGACATACTAATACCAGCGGCAGTAGCCTCGCCATTAACCTGACCTGCAATTCCTGCTGAGTCAACGGCTCCTGTTGCTTGCTGTACCATTTGCTGCAATGCTCCGGCTTGAGCAAACGTAATTTGATTGACTTGACCAAAGTTAAAAGGCTGAAGTACTTCACGAGGATCTCCGTTGGTTAAGATCATTTTACCGGGACGTACTTCTGGCTTTGCACCTCGTGGAAGCCTAGTTGCGTCAATAGCCATCATTGGGTGAATCGTAAGGCTTAGAGCATCAATGCGTGCGCGTAGTTCAGTGTCCAAAGCCTTTTGACTGTTGTAACCTTTTTCGCAAACCCCACGACCCCAAAAACGTCCGGGAACTACGTCCCAAGGAAAAGCAACTACAGGACGGTCTTCCATCATGTAAGGGTTAGCTTCGGCTTTGAGTAGGATACCGCCGTTAGCAATTACTACAACGGCTTCTACGTAACGTGAGCCTGAGTCTTCTTCTGGTACTGCTTCTTCGTCATCTTCGCTTAGGGACGAATTAAGAAGCTCTCGTGGCACTAAACCATAGTACTTAGTAAGACGTACTTTGTCATCGTTGTAAATTGTAATGTCTTGGTCTGGCTCAAGATCAGTATCAGCCGCAGCAGGACCAACATAAACGTCATTGTAAACACCCTGTTCTTGCAAAAGTTCTACTTGGTGCATACTAACAAATTCGTCAATAGCGACACCTAAAGCGTCTTCTACAGACGTGGCTACAGGGTCAATAAGAAAATTCTGAGGCATTACAGGCTTAAGTTTGACTTTGACACGGTCAGTAATGTTTACTCCTACTGCTTGCAAATCTCCGTCCATGATGGGTTGAGTAGCAGGAGCCATTTCCTTCATTTCTTCAATAACAATTTCACCAATGCCTGTACCAAAGACTGCGGCATTAATTAGACATTCTGCTACTGCTTTACGGACTTTACATTCTTCAAAGTCTTCCGTTAGTTTGTTACGCAAGAACTGTACGTCCTGCTTTTGAGTATCACCAAAGTTGTCACTAACGTCAAACCATTTCCCACGACCAAACGTAGCTTCTTCTAGCTCCGCTACATTAGACTCAACTGCTTGCTGAAGTGCAGGAGAAATAATGCGGGAACGCTCAGACCTACGCTCAGAGTCAGCAGGGTCCCAGATACCACGCCATAGTCTATAATATTCTTCAAATCTTGCTTCATAGTTTGACTCGTAGTAGTCCCTCCAGTCTTCGCATTTAGTAATTACCCACTCTTCGATTGTTTGTTCAACGAGTAACGGGTCTTGTTCGTATAAGTCAGTCATATTAGTATCCTGCTACCACGTCTAAAATTTCATGGTCTTCTATTTCGTAGTCGTAGTCGTACGCCACGTTAGCCAGTTGGTCAATGTACGCCAAAGCGTCCACTAAGTCGTCATGTGTTAAAGGATCAGGGAATTGAAAGAGTTGGTCTAGGAATCTAGAGTTCCACTCTCCTTTGTTCAGCGTAATGTACCCATTTTCAAAACGCCCTTGTAGCGCCCACATTACCCTGTCTGTTTTCTTTTTGTTACCGTGGGTCAACTCTTCTACTCTAAAGAATGTTCCGTACCGCTTCTGTAGATCCATCAGAGGTGACATGACGGCTTGTTTAGCAATACCTCTTTCGATTCCCACCGACACGGGACGGTAATCTCTAACGGCCTGAAATATCTTAGCTGCTGTTTCGTCAAGTGACCATCTACCGTATATGATATTGTCAACAAACCAACCATGCTCATTGACCTTAACCACGGCGATCGCTGTGTCGTCAAGTTTGGAATTTTTAGTCTTCTTTTTGTTGACTTCTTCAAATCCTGCCAAGTCAACCGCAATGTAGTAATCTCCTATTTCTGGTTCATCCTCACTAAAGCGTACCCAGTCTTCCTTAAACATCTCTGAACCACGAGCTTCAAACGAAGCCATAAATTCTTGACGAAACGCATAAGAAGACATAGACCTCTTAGCAATATCAATTTCGTCCGGGTCCAATAGTGGATTATCGTAAGAAGTAAAGTGCCAAGCTTTGTACGTCGGATCATTGTCTAACTCCGCATATTTGTACAACTCGTAAAAGTGGTTGCGTCCCATAGGTGTCCCTATGAACATTGCACAACCCTTTTGGTCAGCCAAGGCAGGTCTCAGGATCTGCTCAAATACTTCTGGCTTCATGTCAGCGTACTCGTCCATTACTAGGAACTTGAGGCTAACTCCGCGCATAGTTTCGGGGCGGTCCGCTCCCTTGAGACTGATAGTGGCTCCATTAATAAGCTTAATTTGAAGATTATTAACATGACTACCACTGATAACATCATGCCCGAGATCGAGAAGGGT